CCTTTAATGATTCGGCGGCTGTTATCTGATTTGATACGCAAGCAGTCCATACGTAAGCCTGGGCATTTATCTTCATATATCTGAAAGTCTGGGCACATGCTTATAATAGTATTTGTTTGAACGTATGATTCAGCATGCAGCGGATTCGCTTTAGGCACTACAAAGAAACGCGCTGGTAGTTGCAGTTCTTCTTGGATAATTTCGTAATAGGTTTTAGAAACGCGCTGCCTTCCATCGGACCTATCACCACTCGCATCACCTGTAATCAGTAGCGGTATAGTACAGGGGTAAATAGCAGTATCGGACCAGCGCCCTATCTTTTTATTTGTTTCGGTAAATACCCATTCCCTAAACGCTTGGCATGTATCATATATTGAAGCTTCGCCGCGTTCCTCTGAACCTATCTTAAATTCTTTTAGGATATGCACGCCGTAGCGATAACGCGAACGTGCTGATAAGTCGGGCGATAGTGTTGTTTTTTTCATTACCGCCGCTGTCATGGGTATTTTATTAAAGTCAAATGAAACGTAAATCTGTTCGGTTTCCCAACTTATTTTCTTTGATGGCTGAAATACTTTTTGCTGTATGCTTTTATCCTTTAGCACATATACCCATGCTTCACCAGAATAATCAACAAATACAGATTTATACTCTTGTTCAAATGTTAGGCGGTCAAGGTCGCGGCTTGCATCGGCAACTTCAGCTGGGTCAATGGCGGGGTTATCGGTTGTTTCCATTCTAAACGTTATCCAATTATCGCTGCCGTTTTCAGATTGCGGCAAATCAATATCTAAGTAACAGTTACGTTCAACGTTGCCAGCCTTAGCGCCGTTTCTGCATAGTTCGTACCAGTAGTTATCTTTGCCGGCAGCCGTACCAATGAAAAACGCCTCACCTTTATAGTCAGTTAAGGTAGGACGGGCAACGGTTTTCCAATGGTATTCTAATATGTGGCTTGGTATCTTTTGCGTTTCTTCATAGATAACGCGGTGGTATTTTCGGCCACGCCCTTTATCCTTTCGCCCTTCATCGCCAATGGACCACACCTCCAAAACGCCGCCGTTCAAAAACTGCATTATCTTAGATGTTTCGTCTTTGTGTTTTATAATGCCGCCTTCATTACTTAGCTTGTAGGTATCAACTATCTTAGCCCAACTTTGCGCGAAGTCTTTGAAGTCATCGACAAATATACCTACATACTTACCTTCAAATACAGCAGGTGAAATTAACGGTAACGCAACCGATGTTATCAATTCTGTTTTACCGAAACGCCGCGCACACACTATACAATTAAATCGGCGCTTATTGTTTAGAATCCGCTGCTGACCTACATGCGGTCGGTATAGTGTTATGTCGATGTTACGCGGCACTATTTATCAGGTGGGTACTGAATGTTTATGTTAATGTTTTTATCGTCTTCGGTTGTTTCCTTATGGTTCGCGTTTTTGTAGCCATAATTATTAACAAGCGAAAATATAGCAACGGCAGCATTATTCTTACCCGATAACGCACGTTCCATTGTATTAGTTAAAACTTTTGCTTTTGCCTTTTCTATTGTGTCAAAAAAAATCTCATAACCCTCTGCTTTTTCGTAGTTTAGAAGTGTTTGCCTTGTTATGCCTAATACTTCGCAAATACCTTCAACTGTATAAGGTACGGGAACTGTTTTAGTAAACGTTTCGCCATCCTTACTAATAAATTCTTCTTGATTCGAATCGCAACGTCTAAAATAATAATTTATAGCTGTTTCTAATTCTTGAGTTGTTTTATATTTTAAATGCCTACCCATTTGTTTATATTTTTCGTTTTAAAGAACTTTTAATAAGTTTTGATATCTATACACCACTTTAATATAAAAATGCCTTAAAAACGCTTTTAAATGCTTTATAGGCTATTATCTATATTATTATTAGTATTATTATTTATATTATTATTATTAAGTGTAACAAGTGTAACATAATTGTAACACATAACTAATTGATTATTATATATTGTTACATTGTTACATATGTTACACTATATTCTACATATATGTGAGAGTAAGTATAAAAAATACACGCATATACGTGTTGAAGTGGTGTAACAAGTGTAACAGCGTAACAAGCTATGATTATCAGCGTTTTAAGCGTTACAATTGGTGTAACATGGTGTTAACAAGTATAAAGAACGTTTTTAGCAGCAGGCTGCCGTAATGGCAAAAGTAAAGGTAATATTTGTAAAAGCAAAATTATTTTGGTTTAAATTCATAATTCCGCTGGTCGTAAATTGAAAGTGCTGCAATTTGTTCTAATGATAATTTAAACATTAGATTCATATCACTAAGATTCCATGCTATAATTTTATCATTAGGGTAAATAGGATTTGATAAATTTTTTATATCAGCACAATGAACATCGCCTGTTTTGTCATCAACAAAAAATAGGTAAAAATTAACCTGAGTTGTATTTATAAAATTCATATACTGTTGATAATGCCTTTTATCAATGCCTTGAGCATTCCATTTATTTAGCCTTGCTTTTGTTTTAACATCAATAGCAATAACTTTTTCTTTTTGTAATGTACAAATCATATCAAAGTAGTGCGCTTTATCTTTTGTTATTGGCTGGTAAACTATCCAACCTTTAGCTTCTAAATATTCGCGCACTATATTTTCACCTAATTCACCTTTTTTTAAAGCTATATCAAAATTACTCATTTAAAATTTATTTATATCATTACCAAATACTTCCCATCCATTTCTTTTTTCTCTACTAAAATATTCAAGTTTTCTACCTAATGTAATATTTTCAACCATTTCAAAAAATGAATCAGGTTTTCTTGAATGTTCACGCCTTGATTCTCTGATTATATCACGATATTTAGTATTATCCCAATATGGTCTACCTTTGATACCTATTAAACAAAATTCACATTGCATTCTTAACCAAGCGCCCATTCCCATTTTTTCTTTATCCCAAACTAATGTAGCTTTATATTGAAAACCCCAAGTTTTTAAAATATCAAAAGCATCATTTAAAAATTTATGTGTTGTCCATAAAAATACAACTGAATTATCTGAACTTGGCACTTCGATTTGTTTAATTTGTTCAATGCTCATTTCAGGATAAGGATTTGCAACACGGCGGCCATTAGGGTCATAAGTTGTTATTTCTTTTGATTCACCTTCATAAGGCCAAGGCGGGTCAAATGAAATTATATCAAATACACCTTTTAGTTCAGGTAGTTCACCTGATTCAATAGCTTCAATTTGTTGTTTAATTTCATTAACTCGTTGTTCTTTCTTTTCTTCTTTCTTAATATCCTGATAAGCCTGATTTATAGTTAATTCACCTGTTCTTAATTTTTCTTTTATTTCTTCAGGTGCTACTTTTTTAACAACGTCAAATTGTGCTTTTTTGCCAGTACTCCAACCAAGTTTTTCAGCAACTATTTTTTGTGTGTTATGAGAGGGTTTATCAATAATTGATAAAGGCTCTTCTTTATCTTTTGCGTGTCCTTCTCCATAAAGTTTACCAATTTCTTTTAATTTTTGTTTACCTATTTCTTTTTCGCAATCTTCGATAATTTGAAATAGTTCACCTTTTACAAAATCAGTTAAATTTCTTCTACCAATTTGATTTTGTGCCATCCATTTTCTAACATGATACTCACTTTCAAAAGCCTTTTCAATAGTTTTAAAACTTAGTTGCCAATCGGTAGCTATCTTATAACGATTGTGCCCATCAATAATAAAACCTTGCCACGTTACAATAGCATCGCGAATGCCTTCATCAATACAATTCGTTTCAAGCTGTTTAAATTCTTCAGCCGTTAACGGTGGTATCAGCTTTTTAAATTCTTCTTTAATTTTAAGTTCCATAACATATATTTTTTAAAAAACTAAGCCCCGAAATCAATAGGGCAACCACGACCTATATCATTCAGGGCTTTAAATATCTTTTAGTTCTTTCTGTGGTTACAGAACATACGCAAATATAACACTTTTATTTTTCTAATTCATCATTAAACGCCGATTTTTTCAGCAAATCAGTATAATTCATAGAACCTTTACGGCTAACATCGCGCCCGAATATTTTACCAAACTTTTCGGCTGCATCTTTAACGGCATAACTTTCGGCAGCGGGTGCAGCTTTTTGCACGCCATCGGTTTTTACGGCATTCCAATCGGTTGCACCAGCGCCTTTGTCAGTTTGTATCGGAGCGGCACCAATACCATCTTGCCACATTGGTTCGCCGCTTATCGGGTTATTTACATGTAAACGGACCGTTACAACTACTGAATTAGCTACTATCTGTGTTGCGCGAATTTCAACGGTCCAATTGCCGAAAATTCTGGTTAAAAGATATTCTATTTTTTCTATCGGTATGTATCGGTAATCGCGAATCATTGGGTGTGTTACTAACCACTTTGCGGGCGGGTCCTGATTCAATAATACGGTTAGCGCGTTTTGCTTTAGGCTGTCTTCATTTTCAATTAGAAGTTCTTGAAGTGTTGGCAGTTTTGTTAATTGTTGCATGGTTAAATATTAATTTTTTGTATTGCCATCATAATTTGATTATCATTAGTAATCATACCGATTTCAATACTATTAGTTATAAATTGTTCTAACTTAGTAATTTTTTTAAGTTCTTGAGCAGTTGCAAGATTTCTCATGCCCGCCATATGAGTTCCAAAAACTTTTTTATTAATTGAAATTGCATATTTTTTATAATCAGGATTTTCAACAATACTTTGAATGGCTGTATTCATAGGTTTAAATTCATCACCTGCTTCCATACGGTCAAAAATCAAAGTATCAGTTAACCAAATAACAACTTTTGCATAAATCATAGGATTCATTTCTAATGCAATTAAAATCCAAATATAAGGGTCAGCCATAACTTGTTTATTTTCTCTTGCACCTGTTGTTTTATAAACTCCTAATGACTTTAAAGTTTTAGCAATACCATCATTTTTGGCGTTTTCTATAAAACTTGAAATTTCAATGTTTATCAAACCTCTATTTAATAAGATATAATAAACACGTTCTTTAAAATCTATTGTTTGCATAATAGATTCAATTTTTCTATCATTCCAACCATGCTGCCAACGTGCTGTTTCATATGCTTGCTGCAAATCAGAAATTGATAAAAAACCTGTTTTGGTTTCTTGTTTAATAACAATTCCGAATAAATTTCGGTCTTCGCTTTTCATTACAATGTTTGTTTTCATATTTATATTATTTTATTACTGCAAAGATACAATAATAATTTTAAATTAACAAATTTATATTATTATTTAGCCCATGTAGGCAATGAAATAATATGTATTTTGTGACCTGAAGTATAACCGGGGTATTCGCCCGATTCTTTACAATCTTTTAGCGTTTCGATATCTTCTAAATATTCTTGGCGGCCACGTTCGATAGCATCGTTATCAAGTTCGTAAAGTTCTACATTAAACGGCGCTTCTTTTTCTACAGCTATAAATATAAAGCGTTCGGCCTTTGTTAGGTCCATGTAGAATGCAGCTTGAACATGATAACGGTAATTGTAAATACTTTTAGAAAATTCGTTCGGCGCTGAGTTAGCCGTTGTTTTTAAGTCGATGCAAACGTTATACTTTGTGTTTAGAAAATCTACTTTACATTTAGCGTCAATGCCTGAAATTTTACCAAATATAGGTATTTCAGCTTGGCCCTGTTGTAAAAGTAACGCCGCCTTTGGATGTGCTAAAACAGCGTTTCTGATGTTTAACGCTAATTCGTAATCTTTAGCCGATACAAATAATTCTTTACCTTCAGATTCAGCTATAAACGATTCGTAGATAGCTTTACCTTCTTTTGTACGGCGGTCGCATTCGGGCATAACGGCGTAATTATTCTGGTCAAATACAACGCTATGAACTAAGCTGCCTAAATTCATTGCGGATGTTGGCGCTTGTTTTTCACCTTCTATATAGGCTTTGTAATGCGCTGGTGACTTATGTACTAAGTCTAAAAGTGACTTACTAATAAAGTCAGTTTTTTTGTGATACTCTTGGTTTGTCATAAATTTTAAAAATATTTTATTAAATAATAGCACAAATTTAAAAAACCTTTTTAACTTTGCAACACATTTAAACAAAAAATTATGAAAACTTTTGAAAAATTATCAATTCGATGCCACATCTTAGGCATTAGCATTTCGGAATTATGCAGGCGTGCCGAAGTCGGGCGGCAAACAGTTGAATACTGGTCTAAGGTTGAACCGCAAACTTTAGTGATACTTGAAAAACTTCAAACCGAATTAACCAAATTAGAATATGAACACAATACAGCTAAGGCCATATCAATCAAAAAGCGTAAGCGACATAAGAGAGAGTTATAAAGGCGGTAATAAAAAAGTGCTATTTGTGTTACCTACAGGCGGTGGAAAAACCGAAACCTTTATATACATGGCTTTAGAATCAATATCAAAAGGTAAGCGCGTCTATTTCTTAGTGCATAAAAAAAACTTAGTAAATCAGATAAGCGAACGTTGCAGAAGATACGGTTTAAAGCATGGTTTTATAGCAGGTAACCGACCAAAGCAGTATTATTTACCAGCGCAAGTATGCAGCGTTCAAAGCCTTAAAAATAGACTAAGCGAAGTGCCAACGCCCGACCTACTGATAATTGATGAAGCGCACCACGCAAACGCGGGAACATGGAAGGATATTTTAGATTTTTACGGCGAAAAGGTTTATGTTTTGGGCGTAACTGCTACACCATGGCGCGGCGATGGTCAAGGACTTGGCGATGTATTTTCTGATTTAGTTTTAGGGCCATTACCCGCTGAATTAGTACAAATGGGTAATTTAGTGATGCCAGAATATTACAATTTTCAACCGTTGGCGGATTTTAAAGGCATAAAGAAAAATAAAGATGGTGAATACAATAGTGAACAGCTGTTTCGCGAAATGGACAAACCAGCGATTACAGGAAATGCAGTAGATGAATATAAACGTTTAGCACCGGGCGAACCTGCTATATATAGTTGCGTAAACATTAAGCATTCGGAAAATGTAGCGGCGGCGTTTAATTCTGCGGGATTTAAGGCGGTTGCGGTACATGGAAACTTAGAAGAATATGAAGTTAAGGCCGCGTTTGATGGTTTAGCGAATGGCGCACTACATGTGGTAACATTTTGTGACCTTATAAGCGAAGGCACAGATATACCAGCGGTTTCAGTTGTAGGAATGCTTAGACGTACTATGTCGCTATCATTATACTTACAGATAGTTGGCCGCGGTTTAAGGCCGATGGCAGGTAAAAACCGCTGTTTGATACTTGATCACGTAGGCAATCAGAAAATGCACGGCCACCCACTACAAACGCGCGAATGGACATTAGAAGGCATGCAAAAGAAAAAACGCGATACAGAAACGTTTGAAACCGAATACACCGATTGTACAGAATGTTTAAGAACTTACGTTAAAACCGAACCTAAGTGCCCATACTGCGGTGCTAAACCCGAAATCAAAATACAACAGATTGAAGAAGTTGCGGGCGTTGCGGTTAAAGATAATACAACCTTAGATGAACTGCTAAAGGTTAAAAAAAGCGAACAGGCACAAAGCAGAACATTAGCGGATTTATGGGAACTGAAAAACAAGCGCGGGCACAAAGACAATTGGGCGTTTTATATTTTTGAATCGCGTATCTTAAAAGAAAATGGGAGTATTGACTGGATAAATAAAAAGTACGGTTTAGATGCTACGAATCAGAATGATTTGAAACAAGCGGCTAAACGGGCATGGAATAATTTTTTAAGAACTAAAAAGAATTAGTATATGAAATGGTCTGATAAAATAACGGTAACGAACGAAGATAATATGCAGCTAATGGCGCGCTATCCTGATAAGTATTTTGATTTGGCGATAGTTGACCCGCCGTATAGAGATAATAACCAACCAACTAAAGATATGCGAAGTAACGGTTGTATGAAAAGTTTAGAAGGCAGACCACAAAAAGAGTATTTTGACGAACTTATAAGAGTCAGTAAAAATCAAATTATTTGGGGTGCTAATAACTTTCAGCTTCCGCAATTCATGGGTTTTATTGTTTGGAAAAAAATAACCATAAGCGAAGATTTTACAATGAGTATGGCAGAAATTGCAAGTTTAAGTAATGGACTTGGTACAACTTCTAAAATATTTGAATATGCACCACAAGGAAAAAAAGAAGACCCAAGAATACACCCGACACAAAAACCCGTTGCCCTTTACAAATGGCTTTTAGACAAATACGCTAAGCAAGGCGATAAAATACTCGACACGCATTTAGGCAGCGGTTCAATAGCGATAGCCTGCCACGATTACGGCTTTGAACTTACAGCATGCGAACTTGACGCGGAATATTACGAAGCCGCAAAGAAACGTTTTTTAAATCACTCAGCACAAACAAAATTATTTTAACCTCACACCTTGCGTAGTTTATGTGGCGAAAAACAAAACTAAAATAATGCTAATGGTCAGGTTTTAAGTATCGTTCAATCCGATACCGCAGGGTTTTAAAGTTCTATATCATTTGTAGTTTATGTGGCGAAAAACAAGGTATTTAAAAATTATATCATTTTAAATTCTTCAACCTTAAGTGTCGTTCAATCCGATGCCAAATGATATTTTAAATAACAACTAAACATTTTAACATGAAACAATTAACAGCATTTCTAATTTTAATTTCAGTACTTTTCAGTTGCCAACAGCCCGAACCTACTGTAATAGTGAAAACAATAACCATTTACCGCGACACTTGCGATTCAGAATTTATACGCAAGATAGGTCAAATAGAATCGGGTAACACAGATTCAGTTGTTGAAGCAAACGGCCACGGTTACGGGCGGTACCAGATTTATAACATTTGCGTTAAAGGTAGCGGAATGACTGACCTATTAGGATATTCGCATGCAGACATGTTTAACCATGAAAAATCTAAGCATGTATTTTGGGCAACAATGGGTATATTTTGCCATACATACGCACAAAAGCATGGGCATTATCCAACTTACGAAGAGTTGGCCAGAATGTGGTGTGGCGGTTCTCAAGGCTACAAAAGCAATGCAACATTAAACTACTTACATAAATTTAGAACATTATGAAACGAAAAACAGATTATGAAATTCTATTAGAAATTTATCGGCGTGTTTATGCAGTATCTGAACCACCAGCGGATTTCGATGAACTTGTAGCTAATGCTGAAGTAAACGAACGCGGCGAAAAGCAAATTAAGTTTTTAGAATATCAATGCGAAGAATCAGTAATGCAGCAGATTTTAGACGAAACAATAGCAAAGTATAAAATTAAAGGCCACCGCGCTAAAGCATTTGCATTTAGCTTTTGGTTAGGCTGTTCACCTAAAACAAAACAAATATAATGTCGGGCGGTTTTTTTGAATACAACCAGTATAGAATACATCATATGGCTGAAAAGTTAGAAACTGTAATTCTAAATAACGGAAAAAAACGTGAACATAGGGAATCATGGGAGGATGAATATCAATATGAATACCCACCTGAAGTAATAGCTAAATTTAAAGAGGGTTTAGAATATCTTAAAAAGGCACATATTTACGCGCATCGCATAGATTTCCTGCTTTCTCATGATGATGGCGATGAATCATTTTTAGAACGCTTAGAATCCGATTTATCAAAGTTATGAGTTTTTTACACCCTCACTTACACCATCACTTACACCCTCATGAAAGAACAACACTTATACAAAGAATTGCAAGCGCGGCACAGTAAATACGGCGTTTTATTTCGAAATAATACGGGCACAGCATTTCAGGGCAAACGGGCGGTAATAAACAGCCGCCCTATAATAACTGAACCACGGCAAATAACATTTGGTCTTTGTGTTGGCAGTTCGGATTTAATCGGTTGGACCGAAAAAATTATAACTAAAGATATGATAGGACAAAAAATTGCTATATTTACAGCCCTCGAAGTAAAAAACCTAAGCGGCAAAGCAACAAAAGAACAAATCAATTTTATTAAACAAGTCAGAAAATCGGGCGGTATAGGTAATATTATGCGCTGGGTTGATGAAGACTTTAAAACGGATGATATATGACCACCGAAGCACAAAACCTACTATCTGAACTAAAAGATGAAGCATTAAAAATGGATGCTTATATTAAGGATGATGCTAAGCGGCAAAATTATAGGCAACTGAAAGAACGGCAACTTTTAACGCTGCAAAATATCATAGTAACACTTGAAGAAAAAGAACAAAGCTTATTTGAAAAATCTATTACGTTCCCGCATTCGAAAGATTTAGAGCAGGTTATTTTAGGTGCTATTCTGGTAGATAATAACGCCCGTGACAAAGTAAATTTTTTAATGCCTGAACACTTTTATTTTGATAATCACAAGTTAATTTTTGAACTTTGCCAATCGGTTGAAGTGGTCGATATAGTAACGGTTGCTGAAAAATTAAAATACCGTTGCGGCGGTCCAGCTTATTTGGCTGAACTAACAAACCGTGTCGCAAGTGCTGCAAATTTAGAATATCATGCCCGAATACTAATACAAAAGCATGTGCAGCGCGAACTGATAAAAGTAGGCATAAATATGATAAATACGATTATCGCTGATACTGACGATGTTTTTGAAACGGTGCGGGAACTGATGCAGAATATTAAAAAATTTAATGTAGGTAAGCAAATTATAAGACAATGAAACACGGCAGTTTATTTTCAG